TGGCTATCTTTTTCAGGCGTGTTTTCTTCGTTGGCGGAGGCGGGAGACTCTTCTTGGCCGTCTTCTCGATTCGGAGCATTAGCTACTTCCTCGCTTGGGTGAGGGGTTTCTAATTGGTGAGCAATGACGCTGAACACGTCCCCTTTCTCGATAACTTTGCCTCTGCATAGACAGACGTTAACATAGTAAGGAGTCTTAATGGGGTTATTCTGATGGTCTCTCTTTACTAGCTCCGAATAAGAGTTCACCATTCTTTTCCCTGGCCAGCGGTTTTTGTGAGCGATTATCTTGTGCGTTCCGAATTGAAAAAGACCATCGTTTCCTGTCTCGAAAAATTCCGTCCACCTCTCTCTAACTGCTTCCAACTGGATTCTTTCGTCCGCTGCTATCTCCTCGTCCGTTTTGTTCTGCAAGAACATAGAGTGGTTCGAGTCTTCTACAGCTTTGTACGATGCTCCAATAGAATTGGACGTACCAGTTTCGTTATTTTTATTCCTTGAATCTCCGCTTTTATTGGTCTGCATTGCTGTGACCAGTATCATGTTCGACTCCTTGCAGAGTATTTTTAGTTCTGAAATCTGGTCTGATAGGTCTAACCATGAACTGTCTTGTCTTTGGCTCTTCTTTCCCACGTTGAGGTAGTCGTATATTACTAATGCTGGCCTATCTTTATTTTGTTTAAAACGCCAAGATTTAACTAGGCTTCTTATATCTTCTATTGATTTGTCTTTTACCTCTACAAAATCAAGTCTTTCTAGGGATTTTTTTTCTCTAATTTCTTTTAGGTATTTTATAACCCTGTTCTTATGATCTTCGTTCTCGTATAACCCCGACTCAATGTCTTCGTGGTGTACTCCTGTATTCGACATTGTTGTTCTAATTATTTGATGTTCAAACGCAAGCTCTCTGTCTAGATAAAGACATTTGTTTTCCGTATGAGAACCTACAAACTCTAAAGCGAATTGCATTAAGAGAGAGCTTTTCCCAACCCCTTGACTTGCGTGAAATACATGATATTCCTTTGGCCTAAATGAGCCAAATCTAGAGTGGTAGATAGCCAAGCTACTTTTGAACCCCGCGATGGGCTTGGGATTTCGCATCCTTTCTTCTATAGCTTCGAGGCCGTCTGATAAGTTTCTGACTTCGCCGTCTTGACCTAGGTCATTTATTGAGAGCAAGTGCCCCGATAGCTTGTCTGATTGTTCGGAAAGTATTTTGTGAGTTTTCGATTTTCCTCCCTTGAGCCATTCATCAACCAGCTTAAGTTTTCTACGCATTTCTCTTACTTTATAGTTGAGCAGGAGATCGTTGATTAGCCCGTCTAGCTCTTGGGGCTCTACGGCAAATTCAACAGAATGTTTAATTAGCAGATCAGAGTCTGCGTTATAATTATTTTGAATTTTTGCAGTTTTGATTTTCAGCAGGAAAGAGGCGATAGAGAATTCTTTACCGTTTAGATTTGAGACCTCAGATTTGAGGAGATCAAAGACGTCTCTTTCAAAAGAGGAAGAGAAGAAGTCCGGCTTAAGTGCATCGTATTTCGGAAATACTTTGCTGTGTTTTATTAGACATCCGATTATATCTCTTTCGAGGTCTCGCGAGCTAGATTCATCCATCTATGGAGAATAGCTTACTTTTGAGAAAAAGTCAATACTGTTCTTCGTCGTCTTCTTCAATGTCTCCACCCATCGCCTGTAGTGCCATCTCCAAGTTCTGCGCTTCAGTTGCTTTTACGAAGTTTTCAATAAAATAGTGCATTGCGTAAGAATGAGGTACTGAGTCTGCTTTAGAATAGATCGTCGGCTCGCCGTCGCTATTAAAAACAAACAGCATGTATCCGCCATTGCTGCACTCTTCTACTTGGTTCAGTACTGACTTTGGGAACTTGAATGGAATGCCTTTTTTCATATACTTATATACACTAAAACTTGATTGAAAAGTTCTTTTCTAAGTATTCTTTACTCAGTACTGCCACGTCTTCCGTATAAAGCTCTATTAATGAAAAATTGTTTTTCTTAAGCCACTCGGCTTTATTTAAATCTCTCTTGATTGATTTTAAGAATTGCGTCCTTGAGTTTTTATGAAAAAATTTATTGAACTTTCTGTGCTGGTCCCCGTTCACCTCTATTGCGGTTCTGGTTGTAGCGTTAAGGAAATCGACTTTCATTTTGGTTCCGTAAACGGGGAACTCTTCGTAAACAATGTTGCTTTTCCAGTGCTCGAAAAAAAAATCCTTTACCCTTTTTTGTAGCTTGGATCGGGAGGCTTCATTCCAATTTATTAAAAATCTATTTACGTTTTTATAAATTGGCGTTTTACCGTTCAGGGTGTAAAGTCTCATTACTCTTTCTTAAGGACGTCTTTAAATTTATTAAATAAATAATTGGTGACTTCGGGATTATCTTCTAGGTAACTACAGAATCTTTCTTCTCCTTGGTGCTGCTTTTGAAATTCTATTTTTTCGTTAGAGAGCTCTTTAATAAGGTCGTCGTCGATTGCTATCCAAGGTCCTTTTGACGTAGCTAGCTCCCACATGAAGAGCATGTCTTTGACTTCTCTTTCGACCCAAACACTATTACCGTTTTTTCTACCATACTTGATGGGGTATGTTATTTCTGCGTTAGTTTTTTCGTTCGGGGTTTTTCTGAGTATCACCTTACAGTTATGACCAATAGCGACATCTTTACCCCTTTCCTTCTTGAGGAAGTAGTCTGCTTTGTAAGGCTTTTGGAACTCTAAAATCCAATCAGAATAGTGCAGGGCAGCGTTCCCCCCTGAAGCGTTCGTCAATTTCGGGTCTACTTTTTGGTATGGATTTATTGATACGGTGCTTCTTACTTGGCTAACTAGGGCGCATACGTGTCCTTTTGAAGTAAAGGCTAACGCCATCCTTTTTAAGAAAGTGGACGTCAGCAGGGCTGCTCCAGCAACCTTATTAGCTTCTTCAAATGTCTTGTCGATATCATTTTTAGGAATCAAGGCGTCCATTGAATCGATGATAAATAAATATTTTTTGTTGTCGTCGTTATACATTACTAATTCCCTGAAAAGCCCAATGACCGACTCGTAAACGTTACACTTGTATTCGAACCATTTTTCTTTAGAGAAGTCTAGGCCTGACCTTTCTTTCATCTCTTTCCCTAGCCTTCCCTCCGACTTTACATAAACGACCTTTGACCCCTTGACTGATTCTTGGAAACATCTAGCAAAAGATAAGATGCAGGAAGTCTTGCCAGCTCCAGACGCCCCAGACATCCTTACGATGCCTGGCCTAATCCCTCCATTCATCTCTATATCTAAAAGTAGACTTCCGCTTGAGACTTTGTAATGAGTCTCCTCCTCGAAGTTATAGTGGTCATCTTTATTTCTTTCGAGGTATGACTGAATTTGAGACTCCGCGTCTCCAGTTGTTATTTTTTTCTTTTTCATTATCACTTTAAAAAGTCGAATTTTCCTTTGATCTTTATCGATTCCCCTACTTCGGGGGGAGCGTTTGCCTCATCTTCGCTAAGCTCAGCGCACTTTTTAACATGCTCGAGATACTTACTGCTTTCGAACGTGCTAAACTTTTCGTACTCCTCTTTTATGAGGAGGTTATAGTAAGAGTTTGTCTTAAGTGGGATTTTGAGAGTATCAAAGGTACTTTTGGGCTTAAAATCGGGCTTGAAGTTGTACCAGAAGTCCCAGTTAGGAAATTTTTTTAGTAACTTACTGGCCATTATACATTCTAGCTTCCAGCCCTCTCCGTTTAGCGAGTGGGGGTTTTTGTGAAGTAGCCAAACCAAGAATTGTGGCTTGGTGCGGATTGGTTTTAGGTTTGGATACCTAGCCTTTAATGAGCGGGATGCTTTTATTGTCTTCTTTTTCAATGTCATGCTTTACCATTTTCCTAACTAGCTCCTTAAAGCTCGTTTTCGGACGCCACCCCAGCTCTTTTTTGGCGGGCTTAGGGTCGCCCATTAATAGGTTTACTTCCGCCGGTCTATAAAACTTTTCGGAAATCTCAATATAAGCTTTTTTTGACTTTGGATCAACAAATTTCGTCGCCTGTGGGTATTTTACATACTGTCCGTTTATATCTTCTCCAGCCTCTGACCATTCCCCTTTAATTCCTGCACTGGCGAAAGCTCTTTCCACAAATTCTGAAATAGTATGAGTTTCTCCGCTTGCCAAGATGTACTCTTTCGGTTCCTCTTGGTTAATCATTAACCAGACGCCCTTGACGAAATCCTCGCTATCGCTCCAGTCTCTCATCGCGCTTAAGTTCCCCAGTTGAATAGGCTCAAAGCTCCTGTTCTCCTTTACGGCATGATAAATTTTAGCGACGCCCTTGGTAATCTTCCTTGTAACAAACTCCTCTCCCCTTTTGGTTCCTTCGTGGTTGAATAGTATTCCGTGTATCGCAAAGATGCCATAAGATTCTCTGTATACTTTAACTAGGTGGCGCGCAGCAGCCTTAGAAGCACCATACGGACTCCTTGGTTTAATTGGGTGCTTCATGTCTTGGGGTACATAGTCTACATCTCCAAATTCTTCGCTCGATCCAGCGGAATAAAACCTACAGTCATGTTTAAATTTTTTGATTGAGTCTAAGAATCTAGCTACCCCACCAGCATTCGTGTCTAAAACATGAAGGGGCATGTCCCAACTACATCCGACAAAGGAGTTGGCTGCGAAGTTGATTATATAATCTGGCTGTATTTCTTTAACCAGCTTATCTATGCTAGCAGAGTCTGTAAGGTCGCCAGATACTAAGTGAAAGTTTTCATCTCTTAAAAAGGACTCGCAGTTGACGGTGTTTATTTGAGAGGACCGTCTCACCATTCCATAAACGGAATATGGCTCTTTTGGCGCTTTATCGTGAAACCCAATTCCAGCATTAAGGTTCAAGAGATACTCGCACATATTCGCGCCGTCTTGACCAGTCACTCCGGTAACTAAAACACTCTTACTCATTCTACAAAATGAATAACCCTATTTCTTCAATTCGTCAATTTTTTCTTCCAGCCTGTCGAATCTATGATGAACAGTTTTGACGAATTGATTAAAATCATCTTTAGCTACGTATTTTTCTGGAATTGATAAAGCCAGCGAAGTGATCTTTTCATTAAGCTTTCTGTAGTCTTCGGCTTGTTTTGCGCTGTTTTTCTGACAATCCTCCTGTATTTTAGTCACGTACCCGAAAACTATCTTAAATAGCCAGCCCG